CACAAGCGCACCGGAGCGCCGGCAAGATGGGCTTTGACCACACCGTTGACCGATCGGGTCACCGTGGCACTCTGCGGGGACGCGCCACCGGTCACCGCGGTGACGCTCATGCGCTCCCCCCCGATTTCCACGTCGACCGGATAGTCGCCCGGATTGACGGCGGACAGGGACAGCAGAGGTCCGGCCGACGTGGCGACGCTCAGCGCCGTGGCGGTGTCCGTGATGCCGGACGCCAGTTGCGAATCACCGCTGTCCAGGCGCCATGGTGGTGAGGTGACACCCCCAACGCCCTCGATGACCGCGACCTGCCACGGTCCGGCCGGCATACAGTTGGCCGCGACCTCCCACGTGTACTGGCCACAGGTCTCGTTGTACCCTTCGATGACCACGTCAATGGGGTCGCCCCGCATGCCGTCGGGCGGGTTGGCCACGGTGAGCCTGGATTGCGGACGGCAGTTGAGCCACGCGTCCACCAGTGCCGAGCCGTTCGGGTGCAACAGGTTCCACGAGATCAACGGCCAACGCAACTCGGGAGCGGTGCCTAGATGCACCCGCCAGGCGGCGTGCTGGGGCAGCACGGTGTCAACACTGACGTTGACCTCTACCGAGTCCCCGTAGACCACACCTCCCCGGGTCCGCTGGTGCTCGATGTCTTCGGATTCGGCGGAGGAACCGCCGGCCCTGCTGACCGTCCACCGGTTGCGCATGCCCTGGTCGTCATCGGTCGGATCGGGCGGGTCTGCGACGTTGCCCAGCGTGTAATCCAACGCCAGACCAACGGCCCTGTTGTACCTGTGCTGCCGCGGCACGTACCGTATGCCGGCACCCTGTTCGACGATGACGCCCAGGTCCGCCTCTTCACACTGGCGGTAGAGGTCCAGCGGCGCGGCGTCAGGCTGTGCGCCCGCCAGCGTTTCGAACTCCGCGGCCACCGGTGGGCAGTCGAACGTCAGCCGGTCTTCCGCGGCGTGCCGGGTAATACGGTCGTGCACGGACTCACCACGGAACGCCAACCACGGATCGATGCTCAGCCCACCAATCGCGTCCCACTCGAACGGGGGCGGATCGGCACTGTCCCAGACCTGTAGGTGCCCAACAGTGAAAGCAGCGCTGTCCGCGATGGCGTTACGGTCCGGATTGGCCCGGATCACATCGACACGTCCCGATGTAGCTCCAGCCAGCGTGGCTGTCCACGGCGACGCGCCCCCCGGCGCGATGTCTCCCTGGGTGAATCCACCGATCCGTAGCTGCACCTCGATGTCAGCACCAACCTGCCGGCTGGTCACCACATACTCAAAGAACCCCAGGAACGTGGTGCCGTCACGGATGACGGTGACCCGGGTGCCGTCCGCCGCATAGGCGAACACCGCTGTGTCGTCGCCATCGGCGGGGCCGGTCTGCCACAGCTCCCACCGTGTGTGGGTGCCACCCACCGTGGTCCATGAGGCGATCAGGATGGCTTCGCCCGCCTCGAACGCGTCCGAGTTGACACCCGCCTGGACCGCCCACTCGACCGGTGTGGACGTGCCCGCCGGCACCTGGCCGGTCAGCGCGCCACCGGCGCCGAGTCCGGGCAACTGGCCCGTGCCGTACCGGTTGGTGTTGCCCCGGGACTGGGCTGGATCGATCAAGGCGAACTCGACCGCGCCCGCGACCACCATGGGTGGCTGGCCCGGGATGCCTGACGCGGCGCTGGTCGCGTCAGCGTCGTCCTCCAGCGGCCAGTAGGCGAGCAAGGGTGTGGTGCGGGCCGCGGCGAGAACGGCGCGGCGGAGCGGTGAGCGGACCGGCGGAGTGCCCTGCCCGAGCCGGTACAGCGGCCCACGGGCCGCGACCGGTGTGGTGGCGTCACGGCCGGACTTGTCCCAGCGTGGGGACCAGGCAGGCACTGGACCGACGAACCGGTCGACGTCGAGCGTGAAATCGGTGTAGCTGAACATGATCGGCAGCGTGTTGCTGTTGGCCGCGGCCACGCCGGAGCGCACACCGACGCCGCCGGGGGTGATGGTGGCGTCGGTGGCCAGGACGTGCCAGGCGGCCGGTTCGTCGCCAGCAGCGGCCCACACGCGCATGCGCAGGTGGCTGCCCTCGATCACGGCACGGACGCGCAGAGCCTGGCTGGCGCTGTGGGTCAGACCGGGCACGGTGGCCGACGCCAGCTCACCCACGCCGGTCACGTGCAGCGAAGCGGTGACCGACTCATCGGTCTCGATCTCGACGCGCGCCATGTACCACGTCGAGGTGTCCTGCATGCGGAGCAGCACGTTAGCTGGCTCCAGCGGGGCGCCGCTCACGTTGGTGATGGCGAGTTGCACGGTGACGGCCGCGTCCACGTCCAGCAACTCGACGTCGGACAGCCAGGACAAGCGGTACGCGTTGGTGGCGGGCACGCGGTGTGTGGCCGCACCGCCGGAGACTTGCCAATCGGCGTTGAGCACGGACCCGCCGCTACCGACCTTCGCCCACAGCTCGGGGAAGGTACCCTCGCTGGTGCCCCAGTCATCGGCCGCCGTGCGGGCGAACGTGTCGACCGCACGGCGCAACGCGACCCGCAACGGCGTGTTGCACTGAAGCGACGGATACCAGGGTGCGACAGGGTTTCGGGTGACGAACGGGCCATCCGTGTTGTCGAGCACCAGCGAGCATGAGCCGGCCGGGGCCTGGTCGAACTCGTCGGCGCCACCGGTTGAGATGGCGATGTGCTCACGCTGCCGTCGGCGCTGACTAATGTCGACCCATTCCCATGCCGCGTCCACGTCGGACAGATCAGCGCCGGGGGCGATGGACACGCGCCAGTCCAGCGGCGGCCTCATTTGCGCTCAATCTTCAGGCCGTTGGCGCGCAAGGCACCGAGCAACGCGGTCAGCAACTGGCGGTCCGAGCTTCCGGGCGCCAGGGACAGCACCACCGGCACGGGCTCACCGTGGCCGGCGCCCGGCACGCCGCGGGGCAACGGGGTGACCCGCTCGTCCTGACCGCCCTCGCCAAGCAGGGCGAGCGTTCCGCCCGGACGGTGCTTGACGATGCCGCCCTTGGCGAGCTGGGGGAGCTTGGGCATGCTGAAACCCTTGCCCCCCAAGCCCGGCACCCAGCCAGGCAGGCTGAAGCTGAGCTTGCCCACGGTCCCGTTCCATAGCCTCGATATGGCGTTGAAGGCCGCGCGGAACGGCGCGGTGAGAATGCCGGCGAGCACGGACAGCCCGGACTTGATCGTACCGGGAATGCCAACCACGAATTTGACGATCTTCGTGAATATGTTCAAGATCCAGTTGTGGACACCCCTGACACCGCTGACGATACCGTCCCACAGAGCGACGAAAAAGCCCGCGAACGGGCCGGCGAACCAGGACCCGATTGCCTTCGCCACAGCTTTCACGCCGCCCCAGACCGTATTCCAGGCGCGCTGGAACCAGTCCGTTTTCGTCGCTATCAGGACGATGATGGCGACCAAGACAATGATAGCCGCGACAATCCACGTGATGGGCGAGGTCCACAGCGCCAGGTTCAGGATGACCTGGATGACCGCCCAAGCCTTCATCGCCAACGAAATAGCGTAGATGACCGCGACGAGTCCGGTCAACCCGCCCACGAGAGGCACGACCCAACCGGAATTCCTGGACAACCAACCAAACGTCGCCTCAAGGTACGGCACGGCCGCGCTGAGTTTCTCGATGAACGCCTGTTCAACCTTACGTTTAAACGTCTCCAGGGTGGTTTTCGCGTTGTCGTTCAGCGTGGCGGACATCTTATCCGCCGCACCGGTCACGTCGCCCAACCCGCCCGCGGCCTTGTCCAACCCCGCCAGGAATTTGGGGATTTCCGACACACTCAGATCCTCAAGCGGCGTGCCGAACAGAGCCAGCGCGGCCTGTGACTGGGCAACCGGGTCTTTGATTTTACGCAACCCGGTGACGATCTGCTCGAACGCCTTTGCCGCGGTGTCCCCACCGGCCAACAGTCGTCCGGCCATCTCTTTCTGGGACAGGCCGAGCAAATCAAATCCCACCTTGCTCGCTGTGCTCATGTCGGTGGCGCGAATGGTGAATTCCTTCAGCGCGTCACCCGTTTTGTCAATTCCGTACATGCCTTTCTCTGCGCCTTTTACCAGCAGACCAAAGGCGCGTTCACCCTGTAATCCGATGGAGGCCAGGAACGGACCGTATTCGTCCAGCGCGTCCAGCAGGTCCTCGCGTACGTGCGCCGGTACCTTGGCCAGGCTGGCGGCCAGCAGATCCATTGCCTGCGTGGCGTCTTTGGCCAGGCCGGACGTGACCGCCTGGCCGGCCACCTGCGCGGCGCGCGCGACGTCCAGCTCAAACGTTGTGGCCAGCGTCAACGCCTTGGCGGTCATGGCCTCCAGGTCCGCCGAGCCGGCTGAGCGCATGCCGTCGATGGAGCCGACCACCGCGTCGACCGCGGCGGTCACCTCCTCCATGGAGGCGCCCCACGCGTCGGCGTACAGGTCTCCGGCCACCTGACCCCACCGGTCAGCCTCCTGCGCGGTGGCGCCGAGCCGTGCCGCCAGCTTGTCCGTGGCTGCCTCGCTGTCCAGCATCTTGCTCATGCCGGCCATCACTGCGACACCGATGGCCGCGCCGGCTATCGCGGCACCCTTCTGGACGTTCGACCAGACCTTGTCGAACTTGCCCTCCAGCTTTTTACCGCCTTTGGTCACACCGTCGTCATCGACACCGACCTTGACCACGAGATCTTGTAGGGTACTCACGCCCGACCGCCTCCCATCGCCGCATTGATCTGCCGGACCGCACGCAGATGGTCGTCGGGGGTCTGTGGGCCACTGTCCTGTGTGGACGACGTCTTGTCCCAGTCAGGGATGAAGTCGGCCGGCTTGGCGGAGCGGCCTTTCTTGCTCCGCATCGCGTTGGACACGGTGGCCGCGATGATGGCGGCCTGGACGTCGCCGCGCTCCCGGGGATCGAGTGGCCCGGTGACCCGCTCGTACGCGGCCCATCCGGTCAGCTCCCGGGAATCGGTCCGGGACAACAACTCGCCCACGGTCATGCCCAGAGCAAGCGCTAAACGGTAGTAGAACCGTCGCTCTGGGCGTCGCCGAAATCCTCGGTCAGCTTGTCCACATCGTCATCCGACAGGCCGGTGAGGCGCCGGCACGCGTCGAAGAGCCGCTCCAGCGGCTTGGCGCTCTTCCTTCCCAGGGCGTTCACATCGTCCTCGGAGAAGAGCTTGTTTCCCTGTTCGTCGACCGCGCACGCGACGATCAGCTTTGCGCGCGCGTTGCGCAAGTTCATCCGATGGTCGTTGCCGCGCTGTTCGATCAGCGACGATTCGTACTTGTCCCGCTGAGTGCCGGAGATCGAGGCCAGACGCACGGCGCCCCCCCATTCGGGGCAGTCCACAGTGTCGTACTCCCGGTCCTGCGCGGCCAGGATCGCATCACGGGTGAGCAGGGTCACGGCTCAGCTCCCGGTCGCGGTGAGCAGGGGCTTGCCTGTGATCTTGACTGTCATGGCACGGGTCATCTTGTCGTCGTGCGGGAACTCATCGCCCAGCTCGGTCAGAATGCCGGCGATAGCCCACGTGTGCTCGTCCTCGGTGTCCGGCAGAATGATGATCTGGTAGTTGCGCGCCACCGTATCGTCGAAATCGTCGTCCAGGTCGTGGGTGGTTTCGGACGGGTCGTAGTTGATTTCCAGCGACACCTCTCCGCCGTCTTTCAGACCACCGATGTACTGCATGTACTGGTCCGGGCTGTTGTGCGCGGTGACATCGATCGTCTCCCGGGTGCGCGCCGGGCCACCGATGCTGGTGACGTTGGCAATGGTGGTGAACACTTCAGTGGGGGTACCCCCGTCGCCGCGCTTGAAAAGGGTACCGAACGCGTCACGCCCTGGCATAGTCAGCTCTCCTCACCATCATTGTGCTGTGCTGTAACGATTCTGAACCGGACCACGTGGTGCCGGATCTCCGGATTAGGGTCAGGCAGAGCCTGGTCGAACTCGCATCGGATCGACACAACTAGATGCCCCTGGACGTCCACATCGGACGGACGGTGGTCGAACAGCTCGATCACCCGATTGGCGATGGCCTGCCCCTGCGCGTTGCCCCGGGAGCGCGTCCACACATGGACCGTGACGGTGGACTCACGGCCGAACCCGCCATGGTCGTTGTCCGGCACCGACAGGTGGTCCCCGATCTTGATGTACGGGTGCGGGGCGTCCTCCGGAACCTGGTCATACACTGTGACCATTATGGACAGTTGAACGTCCGTGTCCATCATGGCGAACATGGCCACCTGGAGAGGATGGCTCGGTGAGCGCGACACCCCGGTCACCGCGACACCCGCCCCAACCTCTTGTTGATGGCGACGACCAGGACGTTCCGGAAGCGCTTGCGGGAGCGCACCGCGGCAGGCGTCGCGAACGGCTGTTCGGGCGTGTCGCTCGTACCGTACTCCACGGCCGTCGCGTGCCGCGCCGTCACGGCCACCGTGCCGCCCAGCCCGTCCGGACGCACCTCGCCCTGGACCGACCCGGCCAGCTCACCGGTGTCCCGGGGAGCTCCCCGGCGCATGTCATCGGCGAGAGCGCCGACTTCCTCGGTGACGCCCTCACGGGAGGCGTCGCGCAGCACCGCCGGGAGTGCCCGCAACTTGCGGCGCAACTCGTCCGTACCCTCGATCGTGATGACCTGGCGCCGGGCCATCAGCGTGTCAGCCGCTTCAGCTCATGCCGGATCTCGGCCAGGTCACCGGCGATGGACAGCAGCGCCCACACGGTGGCGCTGGCCTGCCAGGCAGGACCG